GTCGTCTCCGTGCGGGCTTCGGTCTGGCGCGGCGGCGGGCGTTCGCCCCGCCCCCCCGCCGTGTGACACATGAAGCCCCAAGAGCGGCCGACAGGGAAGTCGTTTCGGGCTTGATTTCCAGATGTTTTCGAGATTCTGCGGGAGGTGCGGCGTGACTCCCGAACACGCGCCTAGTTCCGGCGGCAAGCCGGGCCTGAACCCCGCCGCGCTGCGCATCGAGGACGCCGCGAAGGTGCTGTCCCGCATGGGCGGGAAACCTGTCACCGCAGACGTGATTGAGGCCGACATCGACGCGGGCGCGCCGACGAACGCCGATGGCAGCATCAACCTCGTGCACTACGCGGCGTGGCTCGTGCGCGAGATGAGCGCCGGGGGGGCAGGGGGTGGGCGTGCCGATTGACCCGCGGCAACTCCGTCCCGGCGAGCTGTGCCGGCTGCTGAACTCCACGCCGCTGGGCGAGGTCATCAGCGAGCGGCAGTTGCACCGCCACCGCACGCGCGCGGGTTTCCGCGTCGCGGCGGACGGGGACACCGGCCGCGTGGACCTGTTCCGGTACGTCGCTTGGCTGGCGGCGACGAGGCACGAGCAACTCGCACAGCAGGATGAAGAAGACCCGAGTCTGTCCGGGTACGACGCGCACCGCGAGCGGGCGCGGGCACGCAACGCCGCGATGTCGCTATCCGGTCGCGACATTGGCGATCTGCCCGAGGTGGAGGACGCGGCCCGGAAGGACCGGGCCCGCAGCGACTTCCGGTTCTTCTGCGAGACGTACTTCCCGCAGACGTTCCATCTGCGGTGGTCGGCGGATCACCTCAAGGTCATCGCGAAGATCGAACAGGCGGTGCTCGACGGCGGGCTGTTCGCGATGGCGATGCCGCGAGGATCTGGTAAGACCAGCCTCTGCGAGATCGCATGCCTGTGGGCGATGCTCTTCGGGCACCGCGGCTTCGTTGCGCTGATCGGCTCCGACGAGGAGCACGCGGCCGACATGCTCGACTCGATCAAAGCCGAACTCGAACACAGCGACCTGCTGGCCGGGGACTTCCCGGAGGTCTGCCACCCGATCCGATCGCTCGAGGGCATCACGCAGCGGGCGGCCGGGCAGCTCTACCAGGGCAAGCAGACGCATATCGGGTGGACGGCCAAGGAGATCGTGCTGCCGACGATCGCCCCCGATGGACAGCCCTCGGCGGCGTCGGGCGCGATCATCCGTGTCGCCGGCATCACCGGCCGCATCCGTGGGATGAAATTCAAGCGAGCAGACGGACAGAGCGTGCGGCCGTCGCTCGTGCTCATCGACGACCCGCAGACCGACGAGAGCGCCCGCAGCCCGAGCCAGTGCGCCAACCGCGAGCGCGTCCTCGCCGGCGCGGTGCTCGGCCTCGCCGGTCCGGGCGAGAAGATCGCGGGGCTGATGACGGTGACGGTCGTGCGACCCGACGATCTGGCCGACCGATTGCTCGACCGGGACAAGCACCCGCAGTGGCAGGGCGAGCGGACGAAGATGGTGTACGCGTTCCCCACGGACGAGGCGCTGTGGGCGAAGTACGCCGAGATCAGAGCCGACGGGCTCCGCAGCGACCGCGGGCTCAAGGCCGCGACGGCGTTCTACAAGCGCAACCGCAAGGCGATGGACGCCGGGACCGAGATCGCCTGGCCCGAGCGGTACAACCACGACGAACTCAGCGCCATCCAGCACGCGATGAACCTGCGGCTCCAGAACGAGGCCGCGTTCTTCGCCGAGTACCAGAACGAGCCGCTGCCCGAGGTGGCGGCCGACGACGACCTGCTGACGGTTGATCAGATCGCTTCGAAGCTCAGCGGGATTGCCCGCGGCCAGGTGCCGCTCGGCTGCTCGCACCTGACGATGTTCGTGGATGTGCAGGGCAAGGCGCTGTTCTGGCTCGTTGCCGCATGGGAAGACGACTTCACGGGCCATGTGATCGACTACGGCACCGAGCCTGATCAGCAGGCGGAGTACTTCACATTGCGGGACATCCGCAAGACGCTCGCGATGTCAGCGCCACGGGCCGGCGTCGAGGGTGCGATCTACGCCGGGCTCGAGCGGCTCTTCGAGCGGACGCTCGGGCGCGAGTGGAAACGTGACGACGGCGCTGCAATCCGCATCGACCGCTGCCTGATCGACGCGAACTGGGGTACATCCACCGATGTCGTGTACCAGTTCTGCCGGCAGAGCTCGCACGCCTCCCTGCTGCTGCCGAGCCACGGCCGGTACGTCGGAGCGAGCAGCATCCCGTTCAGCGACTACAAGCGCAAACGCGGCGAACGCATTGGCCTCAACTGGCGCGTGCCGATGGTCACGGGCAAGCGGGCCGTCCGGCACGTCGTCTTCGACACGAACTTCTGGAAGAGCTTCGTGCACGCCCGGCTCGCGGTCCCGATGGGCGATCCGGGGGCGCTCGCGTTGTTCGGCCATAAGCCCGAGACGCACCGGCTGATCGCTGAGCATCTGACGGCCGAGTACCGGGTCAAGACCGAGGGCCGCGGCCGCACGGTCGATGAATGGAAACTCCGCGTCGCAGGGCTCGACAACCACTGGCTCGACTGCATGGTCGGATCGGCCGTGGCAGCGTCGATGCAGGGGGCCGTGCTATTCGGCACGGACGTGAAGCCAACAGTGAGCAAACGCCTGAAGCTGTCCGACCGACAGACTCGGCGTGTGCATAACCGATGACATTCGACATCATCCGACGGACAGGCAGTAGCTTGACGGCATAGGTGACCTGTAACGCCCCCGCGCACCGCGGGGCTTACGAGGACGCCGTGACAGACCCCTCTCCCAACCTCGATGACGCGATTGCCGAGAACGCCGCCGGGCCGGCGAAGGCTTCGGTAGACGGCCAGTCGGTCGAGCAGCACTCGCTGCCCGACGTGATTGAGGCCGACCGGTACCGCGAGTCCAAGAACGCGTCGCGGAAGCCGGGGATGGGGATCCGTTTCGCCAAGCTGGTGCCACCTGGTACAGAAGACCACGGAGGTGCGGCCTGATGCTCGGCGGCCTCCTCCGCAAGTCGAAGCGCACTCCGAAGACCGAGGCCGCGTCGCGACCCGTGGCCGTGCGTGCTCGGTTCGACTCGGCGCAGACGACCCCGGACAACCGGCGGCATTGGGCCGCTGCGGATGGGCTCGCGCCCAACGCCGCGGTCAGCCCGGAGGTTCGCCGCGTGCTGCGGAACCGGGCCCGCTACGAGGTCGCCAACAACAGCTACGCCAAGGGCATCGTGCTCACGCTCGCCAACGACACGGTGGGCACGGGGCCACGGCTCCAGATGCTGACCGAGGATCCAAACGCTAACGCCCGCGTTGAGGACGCGTTCGGCGAGTGGGCCGCCGCCGTCGATCTCGCCGGGCTGCTCCGCACGATGCGGATGGGCCGGGCGGAGTCGGGCGAGTGCTTCTGCATGTTGACCAGCAGCCCGCGCATCGACCACGCGGTGAAACTCGACCCGCGGCTGCTCGAGCCGGATCAGGTGACCAGCCCGCTCGTGCGAACCGGCCGTGCCGGGACTGACAACATCGACGGCGTCGTGCTCGACGCGTCGGGCCACCCCGCCGGGTACTACGTGCTGCAGCGCCACCCGGGCGACACGGCATCGTGGACGCGCGGGCGGAATGGCCCGTTCGAGTTTGACACCGTACCCGCGGGTTCGATGATCCACTACTTCCGGGCCGATCGCCCGGGTCAGCGCCGCGGGATCCCGGACATCACGCCGGCGTTGCCGCTGTTCGCGCAGCTCCGCCGGTACACGCTCGCGGTGATCGCCGCGGCCGAGACCGGCGCCGACTTCGCGGCCGTGCTGTATACCGATGCGCCGGCCAACGGCGAGGCGGACCCGCTCGAGCCCATGGACATGGTGGGTCTGGAGAAGCGGCTGGCGACCGTGTTGCCCGGCGGGTGGAAGCTCGGGCAGATCCACGCCGAGCAGCCGGCAACGACCTACGCGGAGTTCAAGCGGGAGATCCTCAACGAGATCGCGCGGTGTTTGAGCATGCCGTTCAACGTCGCCGCGGGGAACAGCTCTGGGTACAACTACGCCTCGGGCCGGCTCGATCACCAGACGTACTTCAAGAGCATCCGCGTCGAGCAGCACCAGATGCAGGTGTCGGTGCTCGACCGCATCCTCGCGGCGTGGTTCGCGGAGGCGGCGCTGGTCGAGGGCCTGCTGCCGCAGGCGCTGCGGGCGCGCAACGCCCAGACACCGCACGCCTGGTTCTGGGACGGCGTCGAGCACGTCGACCCGGCCAAGGAAGCGAACGCACAGGCGACACGCCTCGCGAACCACACGACGACGCTCGCCGCCGAGTACGCGCGGCAGGGCCGGGACTGGGAAGACGAGCTGCGGCAGCGCGCTAAGGAGGTGCGGCTGCTGCGTGAACTCGGGCTGCCCGAAGGACTCGCCGCGCCTGCGGCGGATCCCAGTGACACCGACGAGACCGAAGACGAACGCGACGAGAGCCGCAAGGAGGCCGCATGATCGCTTTCAACCCGAACGCACACCGTGACATCAGCCCGATTCATATCGCCGCCTCGGCGGACGACACGCTGCGCGACGACCAGAAGTCTGTGTCGCTGACGGCCCACGCCGAGATCGATCTGTCGGCGGCTGCGGGTGATGCTGATCATCCCGCGCCGCTGCCGCGGTTCCGGATGGTCGCCTACACCGGCGACACGATGCGGATCGCCGGCTGGCGGCACCCGGTCGTGATCGATCTGGCGGGGCTCTCCGTCCCGTCGCAGAACCGCCCCATCCGCTTCGGGCACGACGCCCAAGCCGGCGTCGGCCACACCGACGCGATCGGCGTTGACGGCGGGCAGCTCGTGGCCTCGGGCGTGATCAGCCGCGACACAGCCGCGGCGAAGGAGGTCGTAGCGTCGAGCCGGAACGGGTTCCCGTGGCAGGCCTCGGTCGGTGCGTCGGTCGATGAGTTCGAGTTCGTGCGGGCGAACCAGTCTGTCACCGTGAACGGCCGGGAGTTCACCGGCCCGGTGAATGTCGTGCGGCGTTCGACGCTCGGCGAGATCAGCTTCGTCGACCTCGGCGCCGACGGGCGGACCAGCGCGACCATCGCGGCGTCGGCGGGGTCGGATCCCGCCGTTGGTAATGACGCGCATCAGACCGATCCGGACACCAGCGCAGGCCCCGACGTCGTCGCCCAGATGCGGGCCGAGGCTGCGGCGGAGACCGAGCGGATCAGCGCGGTCCGGCGCATCTGCGCTGGCGAGCACCGCGACCTCGAAGCCCGCGCGATCCGCGAGGGCTGGGACGCGACGCGCTGCGAGCTTGAGGTGCTCCGCGCCAGCCGGCCCAAGGCCCCGGCGGCGCACGTGCCCACGAACCTCGTCAACGACGGCGTGCTCCAGGCCGCGTGCATGCTCAGCGGACGGATCCAGCAGCCCGAGCGGTTCTGCGATGAGCAGGATCTTGACGCCGCCAGCAAGCGGTTCGGCCAGACGCTCGGCCTTCAGGAACTCCTGCTCGAAGCGGCGTGGGCCAACGGCTACTCGGGTCGAACGTTCCGGGACTGGTCCGCCGTCATGGACGCGGCGTTCGGACGCGGCATCGAGGCCGCCGGCTCGACCGTGAGCATCGGCGGGATCCTCTCCAACGTCGCCAACAAGTTCCTGCTCGACGGCTTCAACAGCGTCGAGCGCACCTGGCGGAACATCGCCGCGATCCGCAGCGTGACCGACTTCAAGACGGTCACCAGCTACCGCCTCACCGGCAACGACCAGTACGAGCGCGTCGCCCCCGGCGGCGAGATCAAGCACGGGACGCTCGGCGAGGAGACCTACACCAACAAGGCCGACACCTACGCCCTGATGCTGGCGATCGACCGCACCGACATCATCAACGACGACCTCGGCGCGATCACCACCGTGCCCCGCAAGCTCGGTACTGGGTCGGGCAAGACGATCAACGACATCTTCTGGAAGACCTTCCTCGCGAACTCGGCCTTCTTCGCCGCCGGCAACAACAACTTCATCTCGGGTGCCGACACGGCCCTCGGCATCGACGGGCTGACCAAGGCCGAGGTCACGTTCATGGACCAGGTCGACTCGGACGGCAAGCCGCTGGGTGTGATGCCCACGATCCTGCTCGTGCCGACGGCGCTGTCGGCGATGGGCAGCCAGCTCTTCAAGAGCATGGAGCTGCGCGACAACGGCTCGAGCGCGAAGTACCCGGTCAGCAACCCGCACCAGGGCAAGTTCCGCGTCGAGGTCAGCCGGTACCTCTCGAACGCCGCGTACACGGGCAAATCGAGCAAGGCGTGGTACCTGCTCGCGGGGGCCGAGGATCTGCCCGTCATCGAGGTCGCGTTCCTCAATGGCCAGGAGGCACCCACCATCGAGACGGCTGAGCAGAGCTTCAACCGGCTCGGGATCCAGATGCGCGGGTACCACGACTTCGGCGTCGCGCTGCAAGACCCGCGCGGCGGGGTCAAGGCGAAGGGTGAGGCATGACCCAGTTCGGCGGCGGGAAGTCGCCGGGCGACGGGGTGGACGAGTCACCCGGTGACGGCATCGACGACGGGTTCCTGACGACCCGCTTCGACACGCTGTTCACCGAGACGACGGACGGCACCGACACGACAGATGACAACGAGCCAGAAGGAGACGGCATGGCAACGTTCATTCAGGATGGAGACGCGGTTGACTTTCAGCCTGCGGCAGATGTGGCGGCGGGCGAGGTGGTGGTTCAGGGCGATCTGGTCGGCGTGGCGAAGACGCCGATCGCCGCCGGCACGCTCGGCTCGCTGGCGACGCGCGGCGTGTTCGACTTCGCCAAGGCCGCGGGCGGCGCGATCTCGGCGGGGGCGGTCCTGTACTGGGACGCCGCCAACGGCGTCGCGACGACCACGGCCAGCGGGAACAAGAGGATCGGGAAAGCCGTGGCTGCTGCGGCGGCCGCGGACACCGCGGTGCGCGGGCTGCTCGCGCCTTGACGTTGACTCGGATGAGGAGGACCCGCCGTGGGTGACCTGCTGGCCAAGGGATCCGAACTGCTCGACCGCACGCGGCGGGCACATCTGTCGCGCACGGTGGTCTACCGCCGGGGCGAGGACAGCGTGGAGATCTCCGCCACGATCGGCTCGACGGCGTTCGACCGCACGGACGAGTACGGCGTCGTGCACCGAATCGAGTCGCGGGACTACCTCGTCGCCGCGGCGGATCTGATGCTCGGCGGCGAGGCGGTCACGCCCAAGGCCGGGGATCGGATCACGGAGACGGGCGAGGCTCGCGTGCACGAGTACGAAGTCATGTCGCCGGGGGATGAACCGGCATGGCGGTACAGCGATCCGCA